GCGTCACTACATCCGATGGCGCTGCGGCATAGGCCTCTTTGATCGCCTGAGAAAGAAAGGTATTTGGCATTTTTTACAGTCCAAGCTTCGCTTTTTCAGCGCGACCCCACGCGCGGCAGTCTTCAACAAATGCGTTGTAGGTATTGAATTCGGTTGATGGCGCGGTACGCAGCAGTTTGATTTCATCCGCAGTTGTATAACGCTCAGCAATTGCATCTGCAACGCGCTGATTAATCAATCGGATGTGCGGACTCGCCGCTTTCAGTTCTGCAACAAGCTCGGGTGCAAGAATGGCAGGATTGATAATGCTCGAAGCGATTTCCTCCGGCTGATCGATAGGCAGCGTTATGCCATCTGGCAGGCATACGTACGTCAGCCCATCTGGCAGCGTAGCCAGCTCAGTCCCGATCGGGTGATGGTCGTCACCTGCCGGCAGTTTCAATGTGCGCGTGATTTGCGGGTCGATATATTTTCTGTAAGAGACGATGGTCGGCATAGTTTTGCTCCTTTGATAAGCGCAGCATGTGCTGCAAAGAATGGGTGCGCTGCGCGTGCCCAAGAATTGATATGGCTGAATCTGTTTTTCCGTTTCGCAAAGCAATACGGTAGTTATAAAGGCTATGGCGGCGGATAAAGCGCTTGCTCACCCAGGTGCGATAGCCCACGAAGTTGATGCCGCGCGACACGGGCGCGATGGTTGATTTTGATAATTCCAAATTCAGGTTATCGCGGATAAATTCGATGATGTGCGCCTGGCACTCAACGGCGTAATCATGCGTGATCCCAAATAGCACGAAGTCATCTACATACCGGCAGTAACGCTTAATACCCAGCTCACGCTTGATAAAGTGGTCGAGCGGATTCAGATAGATCAGCGCGTAAAGCTGAGATAGCAGGTTCCCGATAGGTATCCCAACCGGCTCGCCATGGTCAGCGAACGCCATCATCAGATCGATCATGCGGGCATCTTTAATCTTGCGCTCGATCAGCGTGCGCAGAATGCCGCGATCGATGCGGTAAAAAAACTTTCTGATATCGAGTTTGAGTGTGTAACTTCCGAGCGGGCTGGCCTGCAAGGCGGCCTGCGCATAATCAGCTGCTTTATGCGTTCCCTTGCCGATTCGGCACGCAAATGATTGATCGATAAATACTCGCTCAAAGATCGGTGATATCACCCGGTAAATGGCATGCTGCACCACTAGATCACGAAACGCTGGTGCATAAATGGTGCGTTTCTTTGGCTCATGCACCACAAAGGTGTAATAAGGGCGAGGGAAATAACTACCATCACCCAGCTCGCGATGTAACTCATCCAAATTACTGGCTAGATGCTTCTCAAACTTAAAGCAGGCGCGTTTGCCGTGTTTATGCCGTGCAGCCATGTGAAATGCATGCCGCAATGCTTCCAGCGTCAATGTGCGTGCATATAAATTTCCGATGCGCTTCATATCGTCTGACCTTCGAGACGATGACCTGCCCTACCAGAAAGGCGGAAGCCATCCGATTTCGCCGTGAATTTCTTCACGCGCCGGAAAGCGTCTCCCTTGATTCCACTGCGATCTACCTGCAATCCGTGAGGTGAAATCGAGTCCGCGCGAAACCCGACGTTGTTGTTCGAGTTGCCGCGCACATTGTTGAGATTCAACGCCCACACCCCGGCGGTCGTCCCGTTGCTCCAGTTGAACGCCGCGATCGGGCACATGTTAAGACGCCTCCCGTTTATCAAGCTGACGATCGGCAACTATCCAGCCGCCGATCATTCTGCCTAATTCATCTACCAGCTGAGACAAAGCGAGATAGCGATGCTCGCCCAGCTCGGTTGGTGATTTTTCTGAGCGACGACCGTCTTTAAACTCGAAATAGCCTATTGTGTATGCCAGGCGTATCAGCATGCGCAGTTGTTCATGTCGTGTATCAAGGTTGGTCATCGCTGTTTTCTTGTGATAGCGCTTTTGCGCCTCAACGATGAAGCCGTACACATCGTAAGCCGCGCGCCGAATTTCGAGCGCGAGACCATACTTTTCGTGTTTCGGAAAGTGGTTGAGGTGGATATTCATCAGTTTGGCAAACTCCATAAACTTCTGATCCAGTTTTGCTTCATCGTGCAGGCCCATCGCTATCGCTCAGGCCCTCAGAGATACAAGGCCGCGCGAAACCCGAGGCCGTCGTACGAGGTGCCGCGCACATGGCTGAGATACAACGCCCACACCCCGGCGGCCGTCCCGTAGCCCCAGTAGAACGCCGCGATCGGGCACATGTCGTTCGGCCTGTAGTCGTACAAATAATCGTTTCCGAACGCATTTGTGCCGCCAACCCCAGCCGCTAAAGGCAAGCCAGCGCCCGTTGCTGCCCAGGCATTGCCGCTGGTTGCCGCGTCAAACACCTGACTGGCAGAGCCGATAGGCGTTGCGCGATTCACGCCGGTTGCCCAGAGTGCGCCGTATGTTGTGCCTAGGTTGTCAAAGTTGTTCGATAACGCAGGTGAACCCCAGGCATCAGTTGACAACGTATTGCCTGCGGTCAGACTCTTCATTGCTACGCTGGTTTTAGGCAGGTAATAACTAGCCGGAACGATGGATACAGCAGTCGCTGCGGCTGGAATAGCGGCTTTCAGGCCTGGCGCTGCAATCACAATGGTGCCGGGTGCCGCGATACCGGTTGTGACGGCATATTGATTTGTATCACCAGCGAACGCGATCATGTCCCCAGCTGCAACCGTTCCTGTTCCAGTAATCAGCGGGATAGATGTAGCTCCGATCGCAAACCCGGTTGCAGCACTGGTATAGCCAGCACCGGTGCTGGTTGGCACCTGAGCCGTCAGACCTATGCAGACTTCAAAGATCACGCCGTTAAGGTCGGCGATCCCGCAGTTCTGTCCGTTATGTGTGGTACGAGCAAACAGATTGGCGCTGCCGGTCTTTGGTGCTGTTGGATAGGTTACGTTACCTGCTGATGTATATAGGATCGCTGCATCGTTTGCATCGCCTAGCGCGCTGTTATTGCAGCCCTTGGGGAAGTTATTCGTCGCGTGGTACCACGCGCACCACGTTGTCGATGTTGAAGCTTGCGCATGAGCCAGCGCCAACAATGCCAGCATTTTGTTGACGAACAAGCTGCCAGGGAAGAAGTTTGCACCGCGCGTCTTGGCGGCTGCGATCACGCCATAATAGGCGTTTACAGGCGCGCCCGTTAAGCCACCAATTGGATTGTTTGCAGCGGCAGTTGAAAGCGGATTCCCGCCTCGAATGCTGGATGCTGTACCGTTATTATTCGAGCACTTGTACTTATCAACAAACACCCCGGCCTGAATATTGCCACCATCGTAGAATGCGCGATGCAGCGCATATCCGGCTGTATTAGCAGCGGCGACGTTCGCGTAAAAACTGAATGGCTTTACGTCAACGACATTAATCGCCAACCCGTTTGCGCCGGTTCCAAATTTATAGAAAAAGGCTGGTATCCAAACCATGACGGAGCCATCGGAATATTGGTAATTGCCGTAATCATCCGAGTATGGATTGAAGGTTGCGTTGCTTAATGGATACATGCCAAAAGGCGGTTGAGGGCAAATGCCAGCCCCAAATCCAGCAGCGCCCGCGATCCCGATATCATTCATCGCCACTGCGTAGTTTGTTACAAGCGGGATTATAGGTGCCCAGTTTGTCGGATCATTCGCCGGATCAGTCGCTTTTACGCCAGTTGTTTTGGCGCGGTAGGTTAATAAATTTATTGGTGACCAAACTACAGCACCGATGTTGTATGAGCCACTTGCCCATGATGCCGCCCCAGCGCCGGCAAGCGCGCTGGTTGAGCTTGCTGCGGCCTCTGCTGCTTTAGTGATGGCCAGTGCAGTCTGCGTGGCTACCGTTATAGCATTCGTCCCTGTGGTGACGGCATCAGCATGCGTTGATATGACATCTGCTGCCGTCAATGCAGCTTTGGCGGTTGCAATTGCCGCCTGATTAGCTGTCGTCACAACATCAGCATGGGTTAATACGACATCTGCTGCTGTCAGTGCGGCATTTGCGGTTGCGATTCCGGCCTGCGTAGTAGCTATGCTAGCCTGATTTGTACTCTGCGCCAGGACTCCGCTCGCCGCAGTATTAATCTCGGCATCTTTGTCCGCGATCAGCTTGGCTGGACTGCGTACAGCCGCGCCACCCATCGTTACGGACGTTACAGAATCACCTTGCGCCCAAGCGTGAACAAGTGCTGCATCTGCTACCAGTTGATCGATATCGGTTTTTAAACTCACGGGTTACTCCTACAGATAGTTTGCCGAAGGCAGGGTTAAAGTTGTCAATGTATGTAATGCAGGAGAGCTATGAGTTAACTCATCCGGAAAATAAGATAGCGAAACATCCAGATACTCTTGTGTCAGTCGCGGGACGTTGCGAACTTCAAGTGCGGCGCTAACCTCAAAATTCATTCCGCTGATCGCGGCCGACTTGGGTGGAGCTTCAAATTTAGCTTCCATCGCCGTTGTTCCCATGCCGTTTGCCAGCTGGATGTTGAACCAGCTCTGTCCGTCCATTGCTGCCAAGTGATACCAGGCTTCAAACACAGCCAATTCGCCCTGGGTAAAATGCCACTTCACCGTCATCTTTGACGGAAAGGTGGTGAACTGACGACGAGTACGCGCTGGGCC